TTGACAGAGGATTATAAGAACTGTCTATGACATTTTGCCCTCCTCCAGTCGCCGATGGGATTCTTCTTTGGTGAATTTCGGTCTTTACACGCTCCACAAATTGCATAGCAAGGTGTGATGGCATGTTACCCACATCAACGTAGAATACTCTGCGCTCAGGAGCACGTTGAACACGATAGATAATAATCGCATCTTCAAGTAATTCTTTTTGTTTATATACTTTAAATACAGTTTCCAGTAGTGAATTACCAAACGGATAATTTTTATCTAAGCCTTCTGATAAACTTAAATGCACCACATGTTTTGCATCGACTGTAATTTCATTTTCTTCATTTTGCCAACGGTTGCCGTTGTTAGTTGGATTATTACCAACCATTCCTCTAACACCGCCAGTTAGATGTCCGCTGCCGCCACCTGTTACGTTACCGTTGGTATCGAACGGAGTTGTTGCAACCATATCTACAAAATTTACATTAAAGTTTTTTACAACATACTGTTCAGGAACTTTGCCTTCTGATTCGTTAACAATAATTTTTGTTACATTAGACGGATCAGTATGAAACCATTTTCTAGTTTCGGGATCTCTAATAAAGATCTGATCGCCATACTTGAATACATTTCGTAGTATTCTAAACATACGTGTATCAAATTTTTGTATCTTACACCATTGCTTTAGATATTGTGCAAGTATTGTAACTTCAGTATTTGTTGCCTTTTTATTAAATTCAGTTATAAAGTGTGTACCGTTTTGTTCATTAAGTTGAGAACAAAACTCTGCAAGGATATCTAATGCAGCATTAACTTCTGAATCAAGATCCATTGTGTTGTACTGACCGTAACGTTCAACACGATTAGGTGTACCAACATATACATCAGGCAAATAACTTGAATAGTTTGATCTAGCAGGTCCGGGCATACTACCAGAATTGCGATTACTGAATGGACTATAACTTCCGCTAGGGTTATTTACAGTCGGTACTGGTGTAAAATATTTTTTCCAAGACATTTTTTGTTTTCCTTACGGGCTCGTTATATTTCCGTCAGCAAGATTATTATTAGCTATACCTGCCATGTTCTTAGACATTGTCTTATTATATCTGCTAGACCATCTAGTATGTTCTTCTATTTTCTCTAATAAACTATTTAACTCTTTTACTGTTTCCTCAGTTAGACCTGATCCGCTGCCTAGATTAAATTTACCTTCATTAAGAAGCGATGCAGTACTAACTCCGCTTTCAAACATGCCGCTATTCTTATCTGCAAGTGCTTTGTTTAATTCGATAAACGCATCGGCTAATTCTTTAAGTGCTTCAGCTGTATTTGTTATTCCTACAATATCTGCAGATGCTAAATCATTTAATTTAGTTTTTACATTAGCAATATTAGCAAGTTCAGCAATTCCTTCTGCTGTTCCTTTTAATCCTTTTACATCACCTAGTTTCTGTAGATTTATTTTTAATGCAACGATACTATCATAATCTACCGTTTCGCCATTATTAACTTGAGATAATGTGCTCATGCCTGTACTAAATGATTCTAATACTTTTAAATTATTTTCAAGAAACTTGCTTTCAAATTTTGTAGATCCAAATTCTTTAATTTCTTTAAATGGATCTGTATCTTGTCCAAAGAAGAAACTCGATACCCCGTCAAAAAAGTTTGCTAGGCCTTCATATTTTAAACCTGCTCCTAGCGTATTCATTCCTGTTGCAAATGCTTGTAGTGCTTCTGCTTTTGTTTTAATAGTAGCACTATCAATGTCCATACCTTGGAATTCTTCTAGTAACTCAAAAGTTGATTTTTGTGTTCCCTTACCACTAGCAACTGAAAATAGATTTCCTAAGAAGCCGCCTATGCCTTGTATAAAGTTTCCTAAACCGTCTGCTACTTTACCTACTCCAAGTGTGCCTATACCTAAGCCTACAGCTCTCATACCTTGACCTACTGTTTTTAATTTTTCTCCGTTTAAGTCTTCAAACTTTTTCATATTTTCAGAAAATGTACCAAAACTTTCTCCTAGTACCCATACGCCTGCACCTATACCTGTTGCTAATGCAGCTATTGCTGCTCCAAGAGCAGCAGCACCTATTACTGCCTTTGCTCCAACAGGGCTTCCCCAAACTGATAGTCCTCTAGCTGCGCCGCCCAATAAGCCGCCTTTGCCAAATCCTTCTAGAAATTTAGTGCCTGCCGGTGCTTTAAGTTTTCTTGGATCCGCTGCTATTTTTTTAGATGTTTTATCTCTTACTCTTGTTTTTCCATCTTTACCTGTAAATTCTTCTAACCCAGAAGGTAGTCCTCCACTTCCTGAGAATGCGCTTGCTAATGCTGTTCCAAGTCCTGCTGTAATTCCTGCTGCTACACCTGATACAACAGCTGGAAGTAGAAACAAACCAGTAAACCCAGCTATAATAACTGTTCCAACTTCGTCCATTAATGTACCGTTTTCGCCAAATAGATTATTAATAGCTGCCTTAGTCTCAGCACTAAGAAGTAACCCATCTTCTGTTTGACCGGCTTCATTTGTTTTAAATGGCTTAATGTTAAGTAAACTTCCGTCAATTGAATCTTTAATTATACTTCCTATTGAAGATAGTGCGCCGTCTTTGTCTACATACTGATCCTTCTCTAGTTCTTTATTTAGAGATGCTTTCTTTTCTTCAAGTATTTGGTATTGTTTTTCTAATCTTGCTTGTTCTTCTGCCGCTTTTGCTATTGTTTTATTATCTGTTGAAGATGTTAGTATTTGCACTTGTTCATTTTGTTTATCTAAAACTTTTAAAAGTTGAGATTCAACTCTAGCTTTATCATCTAACGCTCTTTGTTTCTGTTCATCAGCAGTAACACCCATAAAGAAATCTTTAATCACTTGCGTAATATCTGTCCACAACATATCCATTGCTGATTTAAATCCGTCAATGTTCAAGGTAGTAATAAAACTTTCAGTCCAGTCAGTAATACCTATTACTATATCTTTTAGTGCAGTAGTAAGTCCTTCAGATCCTAGTAAACTTGCAACACTTTCTACTGATTCTGATATTGTACTAAACACTCCACTATCAATAAAGTTTTCTGTAATTTCTTTTCTTGCATTCTTGATAGCTTGATTAAAAGTAACTAACGCATTCGTTGTACCGTCTCTAGAATTAGATTCTTTTTTAGCGTTTTCAAGATCATCTCTTAATCTTTTCTCGTCAAAAATACCGTTATCCATATAATCAGTAAAATTCTTGCCCATAGATTGTAAAATTAATGCTAATTCTTTACCAGGCCCGTCCATGCCTGCGGCTGCAACTGTTAATAACCCCTCTAAATCATCTGAAGATGCTGCTGCTGCCTTAACACCTGCTACAAATCTATCAATTGACCCTGATTCAAAAGATTCCATATCAGTATTTGCATCTCTTGTTAATGCGGCTGTAAGTTTTATTTGTTCTGCAATACCCGGAAGCCCTGCTGCTAACATAGCAGTTGCATCAGTTACAGGACCTATACCTAATATTTGCTGTTTATAAAACTCTGCTCCAGTATCGCCGTATAGAGCAGCAACTTCAGCCATACCAGCACGAACTTTTTCTCTTTCAGTTTTATCCATTTTAGACATTGCCATTTGGAAAGCAACATCATTTTGATTAGCAGCAGCTTTTGCTTCAAGTGAATCTATTTCTTCACCTGTTAATTTTGAAAGTGTGCTTAAACTTTTAGCATAACTTGCTGCATTTAAAGCAAGCTGAGCATCATTTATTTGTCTAGTCCTTGACCCTGCTCTGTCAAGTATAGCATATCTCATAAGTGACTCGTTGATGTCTTCAAATGTTAAACCCATATTTAAAAGCTGATTACGTGTAGTTTCGTCTAGTGCTTTTTGCAAATCAGTAACTCTGCGCACACCTTGTGTAACAGTTCCACCAAATGTTGACAACTCTTTAGAATTTCCTTTAACAAATCCTGTAAATTCATCTAAAGTCATAAACAATTGAGCTGAACTGCGTCTTACTTCTTCTAAACTGTTGCCCATTGAACCGCCTACACGGGATATTTCTCTAAAACTGTCTAGAGTATCGTCAAAATATCCAGTTAACCCTGCAATAGTACTACCAAATATCGGTATATGCTTTGTAAAATCAGTTAAACTACTGCCGCCATCGATAAGTTCCTTAGTAAAATTACTTAAACTTGTACCTATAGCAACAATACCAACTCCAAGTACACCTAAGCTCTTGCTTAGTACACTTGTATTACGCTTTACAGACTTTGTATTTTCATTTAGTGCATCTCTATGGTCAGTTACAACGTCAATACCTTTATCAAAAGCATCTGCAAGCTTTTTTGCTTTATCTGCTGACTTTTTAGGGTCGAATCCTTCTTTTTTAGCAAGATGCTCAATTGCTTTGAGAAGATCCTTTAACGTTTCTTCACTAGCAACACCCCCTTTGCCAAAATTACCAATTTCAATTTCTTCTGCCAACCCTAATTCCTATAAACTGCACACTTAATAAATATAGATATATACTTTACATTGTATTTATATGGAGATTACCATGCCAGAGTTCGACCCCAACGCATTTCAGGGAAATAATCAAGATTTTCAGCCTAATCCGCTGCAAAAATACTTCAGACAACCTAAAGTATACATAACATTGCCTAGTAAAGGCGAGTTTTACCCTGAGGGCACACTTGAATTACCTGATAACGGTGAACTTCCAGTGTTTCCAATGACTGCCAAAGACGAAATTACTATTAAAACACCAGATGCGTTGTTAAATGGACAAGCAACTGTTGATGTAATAAAGAGTTGTATTCCTTCTATAATTGATCCATGGCATATGCCAAGTATTGATCTTGATGCAGTACTTGTAGGCATTCGAGTTGCAACATATGGCGAAGAACTAACACTAACTACTAAAATTCCAGGTGCAGGAATAGAGAAAGACTATACTGTTGACCTTAGACAATTACTTAATAAACTATTATCTAATAAATTTGACTCTGAAAGTATGATTAATGGGCTAGGAGTAACGATTCGACCATTGACTTATAAAGAGTTTACTGAAAGTAGTTTAAAAACATTTGAAGAACAGCGTATCTTTAATCTAGTTAATGACGATACTGTTCCTGATAGTGAAAAGATGTCAAAGTTTAATGAAAGTTTCTCAAAATTAACTGCACTAACTATCGATATGTTGTGTAAAAGTGTAGTAAGCATACGTGTTGAAGATCAAAATGTAACAAATAGAGGTCACATAGACGAATTTATTAAAAATTCAGATAAAACTTTCTATACTGGCGTTAAAGAGCACTTAGAAACTCAAAGATCACAATTTGAATTAGAGCCTATGACAGTAAACACTACAGAAGACGAGCAAAAAGCTGGAGCTCCAAAAACTTTTCAAATTCCTATTACATTTGATCAATCAAATTTTTTCGAATAAAACTTCTTTCAATGAATCTGGCTGAAATTCTAGCAGAAGATAAGAAATTGAAAGAAGAACAAAAACAATTAAAGCACGAAGTTATACAATTAGCATGGTTTATGCGAGGAGGTTGTAATCTCGAGGAAGCATTTTCACTATCTCCTGAAGATAGAGAAATAATTAGTGGTATTGTTAAAAATAATATGGAAACTACTAAGAAAAGTGGACTACCGTTCTTCTAATTACTTGCCAACTTTACCATATTGACTTAAACGTTGACTTTTATCAAAGTTTTTGTCTACAACAGTATCTTTCTTTCTAGGCTTTGCTGATTTATCAACAGATTTTTGTAATTGAGCTATTAATCTACGTTGTTCTTTTGAACTTAACTTTAATGCAGCATTTTTAGTTGACATATATGCGCTACTTGCCTTTGCTGTAGGTTGTTTAGGTTCTTTGCTAGGCGTTTTTTGTCCAGATGACTGAGTAGGAGCCATAGCTTGTTTAGATTTTGCTAAAAATATAGTTTTTAATCGCTTTGCATTAATAGGAGGTGTTGTATCTATATCAGATGAATCAACTTTTTTTCTTTTTAAGAAATCAAACAGATCATCATAGTCAGAAGTATTAACTTTTTTCTGTTGTGTTCCAAGATGTGCTGCGTATTGCTGTAATAATTTATTCGCAGTAGCTTGTAGATCAGCTGCTCCTGCTTTTTCAGCACGTCGAATCATTCTTCCTTGTTTAGTTAAAGGAATAAACTCATCTAATTGTGATTCTGTTAATATATCATTAAGCTTCATGTATATATTTAGTATATCTACTTCGTAGATATAAGTTTTCGCTAACGCTCAAACTATATTCTTTCTTTTTAACTGAACGAATGTGAAGTAATAGTTTCATGTAGATCGTTTCAGTCAGACGGAACCTGTTACGGTCCCATCTAATCTCAAAATATGCTTCATGTGAGTCATGCTTGCAGCCGAGACATTGGAAGTAGGTAATTGTTTATACACAAAGTACAATGGGCTCTGACCTTTCCCAACCTACGTCGACATCGCTTACGCTACCTCTCGCTTCGTTCCTATTGCTAAAGAGTTTTTATGTACTGTGTTTGTGTTTTTCGACTGCTAACATTCAATCTATATCAACTAGTGAGCCCAATTTGTTTGGTGGCTTCCACTCTCTGGAGTGTCAATCAATATGTACGTGTGTTCCTATACGGATACGTTTTCCACGGCGGCATTTTAAACTGGCCCGCTAACCTTATGTGTTAGATTGTTTTGCCTGGATTTGTTGTTCTAATAATGCCTGCCGCAATTTGTCTGATCCACCTACTCTAACATTAATAATACCGTTATAGTATTCATCTGTTTCGAGTACACGCCTATCAAACTGTTCTCTTGCTTCGATATAGGACATTTCGCCCCTGCCTTTACATAGGTATAGTATTTCTCTTGTAAACTTGTCTTCGCCTAATGCTGCTACGTCTGCGTTTAGTCTATCTGAGCTGCCCCAGTAAGATTTCCAATCGCTTTCTTTGTAGCCTCTACGTTTATTCTTTTTGCCTTTTAATGGTGGCTTAGTAGTTTTAAATTTTGCTAATTTTTTGCCTATGTACTTCTGATTATTAGTAAGATTGGTTATTAAGTAAACAAAGCCTTCATACTCATCTGGTATTTCTGTAACTTCGTTGCCTTTATATGTCCAATTCATACAATGTTTATCAATCCTTGTATTGTTTGCCTTTAAACTTGATTTTATAGTCTTTTTGTATCTCTTTTATTTCAGTATTTCGTTCTTTTGCTATTCTACGTATTTCTCTTGTTGCCTTTTGAACGGCAGAATATGCTCTAACTGAGTTTTTTCTTTCCCACCATTCGTTTGCCTTAAAATATTCTAAATATGCTTGTACTAATTGTGTGTGTAAGTCGTCTTCGTTGTTCATTTTATTTTATTACCAGCTAATTCGCCTAGATTAAGATAATCAATTGCTTTAGATTGCATTTTTACAGATTTATTATTTTCGTAATTGTATGCTTCAAGTGAAATTATGTCACCGATACGTCCTGTAATTGATCCGATAGCAGTATCACAGTCGCCGTCAACCATTTGAAGCATATTGCGTTCTGCCATTGCACATTGATATGTTTCTAAATGATTAATTTGTTCTAATAATACTGTATTTTGATCTTTTAATGATTGTACAGCAATAACACCCTGTCCAACAGCTGGTACTAATTCTTCTAATGCTAATACCTTACTTATTTCATGACCTAAATCCATAGTGTCAAGACCTGCCATTGCTAAAATTGTAGCATCGTACTCATTGTCGCGAACTTTTTGTATTCTTGTGTCAATATTACCTCGTATTGGAAGTATTTCACTGTTGGGAAACATTTTTGCAAGTTGTAATTTACGTCTAGGACTACTTGTGCCTATTTTACAACCATCAACTAAGTTTCCGATAACAGCATCACGTGGATCATGTCTTGGCATTACTGCACGAATCTCTGTTCTGTCATCTAAATCCTTAGGAAGGTCTTTAAAACTATGTACAGCAATATCAATATTACCTGCTAATAGTTCTTGTTCAATTTTAGTAACAAATACACCTTTGCCACCAATTTCGGCGATATTTTTTTTGGCATATATGTCACCGTCTGTTTTAATAGTTACAATTTCTATATCTACAATTGGGTTAAATTTTGTTTTTATTCTATTAGCAACAATATCTGCATATGCTAATGCAAGTTTACTACCTCTAACGCCTATTTTCATTCTACTATTTCCAAATCGTTTGCATATGATGTAAAGCCGTTTTCTTTAACAACTTTTAATACATTGTTTACCCTTCCAACTAGCTCATCTTTGTGAGATATGAGGAAGATGTTTTTCTTACGTTCTCTAGTCATCTTTTTAAGTACACTTATTGAGTTTTCAACGCCTGCACTGTCCATTCCAGAATCGATAAGTTCGTCAATAAACAATAAATTAATTCCTTGGTATAGGCTTTCCCAAACATCACGAAATGCAAACGATAAACCAAGTATAAGTCTGTTCCGTTCACCTCTTGACAAGTTATCAAAGTCTAAATCTTGTCCTAGTTGTGTAATTTCAACATTTAAATCGTTTAGGAATTGTACTTGATGAGGTAATCCTAATACATCTAAGTAATAAGTTAGTCTATTGTTAAGATATGCTAAATTCTGATCAATGATCTTCTTACGTATAAATGAATCTTTATTAGTTAATAATTTTAATAGAAATTCTTGATGTTCTTTAAACTCTGTAAGATCGTTTATAATACTCCAATCGAGATCTTGCATTGCTGTGCTTTTTAATTCTTCAATCTGTGCTTCGTATGGATCGATTTCGATTTGTTTGTTTGCTAATGCACTTTGTAAGTTCTCAACATTGTTTCTGTGTTCATATGCTTCTTTTGCAGCTTCATAAAATGTAGTAGGTCTGCCGTTTATATCACCAATAATGTCTAGTTCAACAGTAACGTCTGTTACTTTTCTAGTAATCTCTTTTTGATACGACAATGCATCATCTAATTCTTTAGATTTGCGTTCAGCAATTTCAGCTTTTTTAGCTGCATGTAATTCTTGACCACATGTATAACACATTGCATCTTCTAATTCTACAATATCTTTATTAACCTTTTCTACACTCTTATTAGCACGTACTAGTGCTGGTTCTAATGTGCTTAATTCTTTTTTAAGAGCCAAAATAGAATTATTATGTTCATTCCAATTTGCTAATTTTTCGTGTGATTCTAGTTCAGTTTCAATGTCTAATTTTTCCAATTCTTCAATTGCAGTTTTAAGTTTTTCTACGTCAGAATTGCGTTTTGCAACCCATGCACGTTGATTTTTACCTAAACTATCAATTGTAGTTTGTATTTTTTGATTGGCACTTTCGATTGCGTTTAGTTTAAATGTTTCTTCTGTAATAGCTTCTTTAGTACGCTTAACTTCGTCTTTTAATGAATCAGCTTTTTCACTTAGTAATGTAATACCTAATAATTGTTCAATAATAGCACGTTGATCATTAGCCCGCATACTTAAGAATGGTTCAGAATAGGTATTAAGTGCTAAAATATGTTTAAACATATCATGGCTCATACCTAATAGTTCTTGTATGCTTTCTTGTGTTTTACGGCTATCACCTTGTGACTCGTCTTCTGCTTCTTGTTCAGTATTATCTACATAAAACTTAAGAATGTTAGGAGAGCGACCACGTTCAATTCTATAATTTACATTATTCTTTTCAAAACTAAGTGTGACTAGCATACCTTTTGAATTAGTTTTGTTAATCAAATTATTACGTTTGATGTTAGTAAGTGCCTGCCCGTAAAGTGCATAAGAAAGTGCGTTGATAATAGTTGTTTTACCAGTGCCGTTTCTTGATCCACTGTCATCACCGCCTTGGTCTAAATTTTCACCTAGCACAAGAGTTAAACTTTGTTGATCAAAGTCAACGCCTTGCGAAACGTTACCAACACTCATAAAGTTTTTAACTGTTAAGTCTTTAATTTTTATCATTGTAACCCGTTGTAAATATCTAATAGCGTTTTCTTGCTATAGTTTTCAGTATCTAGTTGTGAAATTTCGTTTGACACAATCTGATCAACACTTGCAAATTGGCTGATGTCTAAATCTGTATTAATTTCTTCAGTTTGACGTTGGCTAATAAGTGTAATTTCTCTACAGTTATATTGTTTAATATATGTTTCTTTTAAAAACCCTGCCTCTTCAAAACTAATAGGAATATCTAGTGTAACACGTAGATGCATTTTAGGTTTAACAAGACTGCTTGTTGGATCTAATAATTTGCTTAGTGTTGTATTTCTATACTTTGGACAATCATCCCAATTAATATACAACGGCTCGGCATTGTTTTCTTTGTCAAGGATCATCATACCACGTGCATCATCACCAGCATCGGCATAATTGTGCGGAAATGCATTACCTAAGTAATGTACATGTCCTTGTTTTTGCCGCTTGTGAAAGTGTCCTGAAAACACATACTCTTGATGCTTAAAGTGATCAGCTTTTAGCTCACCGTGATCAGGCATCTGTA